TTTTATCTATCAGGCGTAATTGGTTAGAAAACGACAAACTTCATATCAAGCGTCAGCATTTTATTCACTATCAATATATTCCTGGCTTTGGGTTCTACGGATATGGTTTGATACATTTGATTGGCGGATATGCCAAATCAGCGACGATGATTATGCGTCAGTTGGTAGACGCAGGTACGCTAAGTAATTTGCCTGGTGGACTTAAAGCTAGGGGCTTGCGTGTTAAGGGTGACGATACACCGATCTCCCCCGGAGAATTTAGGGACGTAGATGTGCCCTCAGGAAGTATCCGTGACAACATTTTACCACTCCCTTACAAGGAACCAAGCCAAGTTCTGTTCACTTTATTCCAAAATATTGTCCAAGAAGGCCGTGCATTTGCGTCGTCTGGTGATATTAAAGTATCAGATATGTCCTCTCAGGCGCCCGTAGGTACAACATTAGCTATATTAGAGCGTACGTTAAAGGTGATGACAGCGGTACAAAGCCGATTGCACTACGCGATGAAGCAGGAGTTTAAGCTACTCAAAAGCATCATTGCTGATAACGCGCCAGAAAATTATGACTACGTACCTGAGTACGGGCAGAAATCAGCTAAGAAAGCTGACTACCACTTGGTTGATATTATTCCCGTCAGTGATCCGAACGCGGCAACGATGGCGCAGAAGATTACTCAGTACCAGGCAGTTCTTCAGCTTGCACAGTCAGCCCCACAGTTGTATAACTTACCCCTGCTTCACCGTCAGATGATTGAAGTGTTGGGCGTGAAGAACGCAGCTAAGCTTGTGCCGACCGAGGACGACGAGGTTCCAACAGACCCAGTGCAGGAGAACCAAGACTTGTTAACTATGAAGCCAGCTAAGGCGTTCATGGAGCAGAACCATCAGGCTCATATTACTGTGCACATGTCTATGTTGCAGGACCCACACATGCAGCAGTTGTTACAGAACAACCCACAAGCACCTCAGATACAAGCCGCAATAATGGCACACGTTAACGAACACTTAGGGTTTGAGTACCGCAGACAGATTGAGCAAAAACTTGGTGCCACATTGCCAACCAAAGATAGAGAAAAGAACTATCCCAAGATTGATGCGCAGATGGCAGATCAGATTGCGGCTATGGCAGCCCAGGCAGCCCAGCAACTTACACAACAGAACCAACAACAAGCTGCACAGCAGCAAGCTCAGCAACAACAGCAAGACCCAATTGTTCAAATGCAACAGCAAGAGCTTCAGCTCAAGCAACAAGAACTTCAACTTAAAGCTCAGAAACAACAGTCTGATACACAAGAGAAAGTGGCAAGAATTCAGATTGAACAAGCAAGGATTGAGGCTCAGAAAGAGATTGCAGCTATGCAAGTAGCCGCTACAGCAGCAGCTAATAAAGACAGATTGGGTAAAGAAACAGACCTTAATCGAGCCAAACTTATGTCACAAAACCAACTTGAAGGTATGAAGTTAGGCGTGGATATGCAGAAACACAAACACGCAATGAGCATACAAAAGCACAACGTTGATAAGCAAACCGAGTCAAAAAATGCACAACTTAGACAATCCGCCCAGCAAACCCAACAGCAAGCTGACGCTGCAAACGTAGCTAAACCAACCGAGAAAACTGAATGAAAGAACAACAAACATTCTCTTACCACCTTCACTTAGAACGCCAAAAACAAGTTGACTTTGTAGTTGGAGGAAGATGCGCTGACTTCGCCGAGTATCGGCATATCTGTGGGATTATCCGGGGTCTTGAACTCGCAGATCAAATCGTAGACGACCTCGTGCAAAAACTGGAGAAAGATGATGAATTTTGATGTAAACGCTGTGGACTTATCGGGCATCCTGAACAAAAAGGAAGAAGATAAAGCTAAACAGTTGCCAGAACCAAAGACATTTCACTTATTGTGCGTAGTTCCAGAAGCAATGGAACAATTCCAAGAAAGCGAAGCTGGTCTTATTAAAACATCACAAACACTACATTTTGAGGAGGTTTTGACCCCCGTATTATTTGTAGTAAAACTAGGCCCTGACGCATACAAAGACGAGAAAAGGTTCCCATCTGGACCGTCTTGTGCTGAAGGTGATTTTATTATTTGCAGACCCAATTCGGGTACTAGGTTGAAGATTCACGGCAGAGAATTCAGAATTATCAACGATGATTCAGTCGAAGCAGTGGTTCAAGACCCCCGTGGCATTACACGAGCATCATAAGGACACAACATGGCACAATTTGAAGAGTTTAAGTTCCCCGACGAACAAGAGTTCAAACAACCAGCTAAGGCTGAAGAACAGTTTGAAATTGAAATTGAAGATGATACTCCCGTGGAAGACAGAGGCCGCAAGCCAATGGCTAAACCACCAGAAGACCCAACTGAAGACGAACTAGCTAGTTACGACGAAAAAGTACAAGCTAGGATTAAAAAGTTTACTCGTGGATACCATGATGAACGTAGAGCTAAAGAACAAGCTGAGCGTGAACGCCAAGCCGCTGAAGCCTATGCCCGTCAAGTTATCGAAGAAAACAAACGCCTTCAACAACAACTTTCTACAGGTTCCAAAGCATATATTGAGACTTCTAAACATGCAGCAGAAGTTCAGTTAGCCGCAGCTAAAGAAAAGTTTACTAAGGCATACGAGGCAGGGGATGCACAGGCGCAAGCCGAAGCCCAAGCCGCTATTGCTGAAGCAACAGTTCGAGCAAGCCGTGTCTCTGATATGAAACCTGTGGAGGTCGAGGAACGACAATTCCAACCAGCCCAAGTTCAACAATTTGAACAACCAAGACTACACCCACGTACTCAAAAGTGGGTAGATGACAACAATGATTGGTACGGAGTTGACGAAGAAATGACTGCATCTGCTGTAGGGCTTGACAAAAAGCTTCAAAGAGAGTATGGTACAGACTTCGTGGGTACTGAAAAGTATTTCCAGCTCATTGATAAAACAATGAGAAAAAGATTTCCTGAACACTTTGAAAGTGAACAGAGCCAGCAAATTACCGATGAAGAAGAGTATGAACCTCCTACCCGTCGTGCTACAAAACCCGCGTCTGTAGTAGCTCCCGCTTCTCGCAGCACGCCGCCAGGCCGTATTAAATTAAAGCAGTCCGAAGCCGACATAGCTCGCAAGCTAGGGGTGCCCATAGAACAATACGCAAAACAGGTTGCTTTACTTAGAAAAGGTGCTTAATCATGTCAGATAACAAACAATCCCGCTTAGATCGTGAACTAGATAGCCGTGAGGTGACGTTTCAACGTCAAGAGAGCTGGAGACCTCCAGACCTTTTGCCAACACCAAATCCTAGGCCAGGATGGAATCACAGGTATGTTCGCACAAGCACTTTGAACGAAGCTGACGCGAGAAACATTTCTTCTAAACTGCGTGAAGGATATGAGCCCTGCAAGGCGTCTGATTATCCTGAGTTAATGATGCACGCATCTACTGAAGGTCGCTTTAAAGGCAACATTGAGGTAGGTGGTTTATTGTTATGTCGTATTCCGACTGAGTTTGAAAAGCAACGTGATGAGTATTACGCTAAGCAAAATCAAGCCCAAATGGAATCCGTAGATAACAGTTTTATGCGCCAGAGTGATCCTCGTATGCCTCTGTTTGCAGAGCGCAGATCGAACGTGACCTTTGGTAAAGGTACTTAAATTTTTTGGAGATTTATAAATGGCATATCCTATCGTTCCCGCAGCATACGGTCTAAAACCCGTATCGCTGGCTGGTGGTAGAGTGTTTTCTGGTTCTACCAGACTCATTCCTATCGCTTCTGGCTATGGCTACAACATGTTTGACGGCGATGTCGTTACAGCAAGTGGTGGTTCATTAGTTGTTACAACTCTTGGCGCAGCGTCTTCACCTGTTGCTGGTACTATCGGTGTTTTTGTTGGCGCTCAATACGTCAACTCAATGAGCCAAACAGTTCGCGCACAGTTTTACGCAGCTAACACAATCACTAACACTATCTACGGACCTAATAGTCTGCAAGGTTACGTTGTTGATGATCCTTATGCTGTGTTCCAAGCCGCTGTACTTACACAAGGTACATCTTCTGTATCTAACACACCTGGTGCTACTATTGGTTATGTAAACCCGTCTTTCATTGGGTCTAACATGTACTTGGTAACTAACGGTTCTAATGGTGGTTCTGCTTCTGGTAATACTACAACTGGTGACTCAGCAATGGGTTTGACTGGTGGTGTTATTACTTCTGGTACACAAGGTAACACACGTGTTACTTCTACAGCACCTTTCCGTGTTGTTAACGTAGTTCCAGATACAGCAGTTACTGTTACAGCTACAAGTGGTAATGCTACTTCTTCTAGTTCAACACTGACAATGACAACTTCTAACACGGCTATTAGCCCTGGCATGCAGTTAATCATCCCTGGTGTTACTGGGGCTTTGGCATCAAACTTCCTTACAGTCACCAACGTAAGCACAACAACTTTAACATTGTCTGCTTCAATCACCGTCCCAGCAGGAACAGCTTTGTCCTTTGTTGGTTATCCTGAAGTGCAAGTACAGTGGAACTTCGGTTACCACGGTTACTTAAACGCAACAGCAGCTTAATAAAGGAGCTAACAAATGGCTATTTCACGCGCACAACTATTGAAAGAATTGCTCCCCGGACTGAATGCATTGTTCGGATTGGAGTATGCACGCTACGGCGAAGAGCACAAAGAAATCTACGAAACAGAGACTTCTGAGCGTTCATTCGAAGAAGAGACCAAACTTTCTGGTTTCTCCGCAGCTCCTGTTAAGAACGAGGGCGCTGCCATTGCTTATGACAATGCGCAAGAAGCCTGGACAACTCGCTATAACCACGAAACCATTGCTTTGGGTTTCTCAATCACTGAAGAAGCGATTGAAGATAACTTGTACGACAGCTTGTCTGCTCGTTACACCAAAGGTTTGGCTCGTGCTATGGCATACACCAAGCAAGTTAAAGCAGCCGCTGTTCTAAACAACGGTTTCAATAACGCCTATACAGGCGGCGACGGTGTTGCATTGTTCAGCTCAGCTCACCCACTCGTTAACGGTGGTACAAACGCCAACAGCCCATCTACACCTGCAGACTTGAATGAGACTTCTTTAGAGAACGCCGTTATTCAGATTGCTGCTTGGACAGACGAGCGTGGACTTTTGATCGCTGCTAAACCTAAGAAACTCATCGTTCCACCAGCATTACAGTTCGTTGCTACTCGCCTCTTAGAGACAGAGTTGCGTATTGGTACAAACAATAACGACATTAATGCTATTAAGAACAACGGTGTAGTTCCTGAAGGTTACACAGTTAACCACTTCTTGAC